GTGAACAGTTGCACCAGTTTCAGTTTCACCTGCTTCCATTGCCTGTTCGATTGCATGTAACCCCTTATACTTAGGTAAAAGAGAAGGGTGTACATTAATAATTCTACCACGAAATGCATCAATAAAATCTTTTGTAACGATTCGCATCCAACCTGCTAATACTATCAGGTCTACATTCCATGCTTGAATGAGACGAATTATGTTAGTCTCGTTTTTAGAGTTGATATAAGAATGAGGTATACCGAGTTTATCGGCACGCTTTGCTGCTCCACACTTCTCTTTGTTATGGATCATCAACACAACTTCGTCATTCTTACACGTTCGCACAATATTCTCGAAATTACTTCCATTTCCAGAGCAGAGTACGGCTATTCTCATTGTTTTGTCGGGCGAGGGTTAGTTCGACGATTGATGATCGTTATGAACTTGTCTGCAGCAAACGTGCCACCGAGACATACTTCAAGTTCGTCATCATCTTGCCAGTTGACAGTGCCATCCTTCTTTGTATGATTCATGGCATCTTGTATCTGGTCTATTACTTCTTGAGTTAACTTCATTAAAATCGAGTATGTGGATCGTATTTACGAAGTATGTAAAGGGCAATTGCAACCCCTATGGCAGAAGATCCACCAACTATTAGTAGTAATGGCATGTGATTATGTAGGTAATTTGTCGATCATTTCCTGTACATTATCTCTAAGTGTATCATAAAATGTGTGATTCACATCATTTGGGTTCATACCAAGCATTGTTGCAGCATTTCTTACTTGCTCCACCATAGTCCTGGCATCAGGGTCGTCAGATAGTGTAACACGCATGTACATAGTCTGTTGGAGGTTTATTAACTCGATCATTTTGTCTAGCTGTTCTTTTTTCTGAGGTGTTGTAAGCATTAACCCCATCTTGTTGATCTCTAGATATAGATCTTGCATCCTGTTCAGTTCTTCACGAACTACTTCAGACTCGAAAAACTTCATACGTACTGCGATTTGATGATACTCTTATATTTACCCAAATCAACACTCAGAAATGGGTCGTACTTCACCACCTTGTTACGAAGTGGTTTCCAGACTATCTCGTCCTTGATTGTTTTATCAAAATCTGAGATAAACTGGAAGATCTTGTTGAATATTGTGAGTGTTTCTATACTTATCTTACCACCTAATTGTGCTTTTATCAAGGGGGGATGCACTGATGTTACAGAGAATAGATCATTAAAGTTGTCACACATATCATAGAGTGTCTCGACATCTTCTCTGAACCTATAACTTAGAGATTCTTTGCGTTTAATATACTCAGCATAATTCTTGGCACCCTCTCTGACTAAAGTTGCAGGATATACCTTATCCTCTGAGATAAAGTTAGCTACAAAAAATTCGCGTAGCTCGAAGTCCTTAAACTTCCTTGAGAGTTTGACAAAAAAGAACTTATCTTTTCTTTGGTCAAAAGAAGTCTGTGATGCCTTAGCATTTCCACCATATTGGAAATAATCATAACTGTCGGAAGTAAAATGAAGTTTCAGAGCAAGATACATCTTGTAAACTTCAAAACCTGTCACAGTTTCAAAAACCCTTTGCTTGTGCGTTTCATAAAATTTAGACGTTGTGCGTCAAACTTTAACTTCTCTTTTAATGGTTTTGATATCAGTTTATTGATACCAGTTAGTTCTATATTTTTATCTTCGCAAAACTGAACAACAGCTTCAATGTAGTTTAGATTAGAATCCTTCACGATCTTTTCTATCTCTACAGAAAACTTTGCTGATGTCATGAAATTCTCTTCAAAAACTTCATCTATTTTACCACTCACCGTAGGCTCCTTTGTAGGTGTCGATGTACTCTTTGAGTTTTCGAGCATACTTAAACTTGTCATAAATTTCAAATACTTGAGGTGTACCTGTCTCACAGGCAATAATTGTCACGAGTTTCTTTGGCATCAAACCAGTTAACTCTTGAAACATTATAGCATATGCTGTCTCTTGTGCAAAGTAGTCGTGTATCCATTCTTCACGTTTCTCCTTTGTACTCGTTTTGAAATCAATAATAGCAAGTTCTCCCTTATACTCAGCAATACAATCCACTCGACCTGCCAACTTCAACACATTAGAACATAATGGTGCTTCGAGGGCATGTATGTTGTTAATACTATCTAGGTAGGGTTTAATCTGGTAAAATAACCCCATGGATAGTGGGTCATCTTTATATTTACTGATACTCTCATTTGATAAGTATAGTTCAGCAAGTTTATGGCACTTGTTACCACGAGTCGAAGCACGTTTAGAAATTCTATTTGCTTCTTCCTCGCCAACTTTATTCCTCCATTCCATGATAGACTTCTTCTTAGAATGCCCTATCACAGTTGTAACGGAAGGGTAGAAAGTATCGCCAACACGATACCTCCTACCCTCTTTTGTAGTTGTTGCTTTTAACTCTGGAAAGTTATGTAGGTTTAAATGTTTAAAGTCCAAGGTTCATCTTGCTAATCAAATACGATTTGACTAGACCAGATCTAACAATATCTTGAACATTGAATTCAATACTTTCAAATTCATCCATATCGTCAATAATCTTTTTAAAGTCCATGATACCTGTTTTCTCATGTGCTTTAGTCAAATCAGTTTGTGCAGCGTCACCTGCAAATATAATCTTACTATTAACTCCTAGACGTGTAATAATAGAATCAAGTTCGTGGAAGTTGAGGTTCTCTGATTCATCCACTAAGACTATACTGTTATCTATGGTAGTTCCACGAATGAAACTTGTAGACCAGAAACTAATAGTTTCTTGTGCTTTAAGATTGCCATAGAGCATATTAAATGATGCTTCATCAGGCATCTCAAACATATATCTTACCATATTTTTATATGGAATCTGATATAGGTTTGCCTTGTCCTCATGATCACCAGGTAAGAAACCGATCTCTCTTGTTGGTACTAATGACCTTACAATGTATAGTTTATTATAAGGTGTACTTTCATCTAAGATGTCTCTGAGTGCAAGATACATGGTAATAAATGATTTACCAGTACCTGCAGCACCGAACAAGAACATATGTTTGTTATTCTTCCATGCATCAAAAACCTTCTCCTGTGTAGGAGTTATGGGTTTGATATCTAAAAGATGTTCTGTTCCGATAGGTTTGCGTCTCATTTGTCTAGATGATAGTCCAACCATAGTAGGTTGTTTCTTGCTTTTTACGGGCATACTTAAATTTTGTCGAATTTAGCGTAAGGATGATGTTTCTTCACGTTGTTCAAACGATCCTTGAAACCTTGAGGAAGTTTGTTTTGATAATCACCTACCTCTGACACAGCAGATGCTACACCTGCTTGCCAGTTTTTCTCCCATTCGGGATTGGCAGTCCTCCACTCCCCATACTGAGAAATGGTCATATTGAGTTCTTGTTCCTCACCTGTTTTATAATTTTTAACTGAATAAAGTGGCATTACTTGTACTCCCAATTCAATGCTTTGCTACAGATAGGAAACTGTCTTTTAAAGATACCACGTACCTCTTTCACGATGTCCATATGTTCTTTCTGAGTCCCGTGGGCACTTCTTAAATCTATATAGTGAATCCATGACCGAACACTACCCGTCATGTATAGTCTGGTAGGTGTTGCTAACGGGAGAACAAATCTCGCACATTCCTTCGCAATACCCGAAGCGAGGAGTTCATTGTATAAGTCCATCGCTTCAACAAAATGTTCAGCAATCTTGTATTCG